ACCCGCGCCACATCCATCAACGTCTTGGCCTGAAATTTATTTACCTCCAGCGTGTCGTCCGTCGCCCCACGAGCTATCCCCACCGTCTCCTCCACATACCCGTCCGCTATTCCCCTCAACGCCCTCTGATACCTCTCAAACCGCTCCGGCGTCTCCGTCAAAAACGCCCACACCAACCCCCTCTCAATCACATAGTGCTCACACCAATCCGTCAACGTCACCCCACTCGCCACCTGCGCACAAATCACAAATACCAACTCCTCCTCACCACCAACCTCCGCTATCCGCTCCTCCAACAACTCCAAATCCAGCAACAACACCCCAACCCTCTTCCCCAACTTCGAGTCCGGCGATACCTTGCTCGCCAGCGATAACCTCTCCCTCCACTCCGCCCTCGTGGACTTCACCACCTCCCGCAACTCAGACCTCTCATCCGTCGTCGCTACAGCATTCACCACCTACCTCCAGTCAAACCAAACAATCGCATACAACCAAGGCCACCTCCCAACTAGCCTGCACCTCCACTCAAAAAACGGCCAAAAACAAGGCTGCGCACTTTTGTCCAACAACGGCCACCCACCCCTCCAAAAAGACGGCCTCCACAGCCTCCACCACATCACTCTCAAGCTCTCTCTCATAACGCCCTTATAACAAACCCCTCAACATGAAGTATTGCCACCACGCTGGCCCTGGCCTGTACTTGAGCCGGCCCTAGGCGCGCCCGAACCTGCCGACGCGCTTAAACGGCCTGTGCGCGATTGACCTGCCGGCATGGTGCGATGGCATGGCCTGGCGCTGATCGAGGCTTGTAGGGCCTGTAGTGAAGCCGCGCTGCCATTCCTGGCGCATGTGCTGTCCGGCCTGCGCTGGGCCTGCTCGGGGGCATGGCATGCATCCGTCAGGGTCAGGCCGGGCATGCCTCGGGCCGGTCGCTCGTCAATGTTAGTGGGCGCTCGCTGGGTACGTGGGTTTGCGCTCACTAACACGCCATGCCGCCGATAGGGGGGGTATGCCCGGATCGCCAGCATGGGGGGCGGGTACTGAGTTCCCCATTTTTTACATTCCCAACTTTGGGCTAGTTGTAATCTCGACAGTGTGGGGTGGATTGACAGTGGTGTAAGAATTGGATAGAAGGGGTGCGTGAGTGTTCACTGACGGGTGCGGTTGTGGGATTGGTGGGATATTTGTTGGTAGCGTTTTTGATTATGTGGTTATTTAACTGCTGGGGGCCGCGTGTCTAACCGGATCAATTGGGCGCAGAGGGTTGTGAGGTTGGTGGAGTGGCAACGGGAGGTTGGTGGCATTGCGCGTGGGGAGGCGAAGGCTGGTGGAGCGACGGATGGTGAGTTGTTGGGGATGGATGAGGTGGAGTGTTCGATCCGGTATTTGGTGGGTGAGTTGGTGGGTGGGAAGTCGGTGGAGGAGTTTGTAGAGCAGGAGGGGTTGGACTGGCCGATGTTATCGGCGTGGATCAAGTCGGACGAGAAGTTGAGTGAGCGGTATCGTGATGCGCTGGGGGATCGGAAGGTATTGAGGCATGAGAGGTTGCTGGATGGTTGGTGGAGGAAGGCGAGGGTTGAGGTATCGGATGAGTTGTTGACGCATTCGGATCAGAACAAGGCGATGGAGAATTTGGCGAAGGCTGAGGGGTTGTTTTCGGTGGGTGATGGTCGGGTGAAGGGGAGTGTGACGATTACGTTTGATGATGTTGATGCGAAGGCATGAGCGACACACCGGACCGCTGGACCGACGAGCAGAACGAGGTGTATTCGCGTGTGCTGCGGTTCATGGCGACGAATCCACAGGCGTTTGTCCACCCGAACGCGCCGCTGATTGACGCGGAATTTTGGGATGTGACGTGCCACAACGCGGCATGGTTCGCGGCTGAGTGCGCTGGGGAGTGTGGGAAAATTACATTTGTTGACAGCGACACGAATGAGGTATTTGCGAGCGAGTCGGGGGCAACGCTGCAATGAAGCTGACGCCGAAACAGGAGGAAGCGCGGTTGCTGATGTCCAGTGACGTGAAGCACATTCTCTTGGATGGGGGGTCGCGTTCTGGCAAGACGTTTCTGGAATGCAGGCAGATTGTGGCTCGGGCACTGAAAGCGCCAAAATCTCGGCACGCGATTTTGCGGTTCAAGTTCAAGCATGTGAAGGAATCGGTTGGGATGGATACCTTGCCGAGCGTGTTTGAGAAGTGTTTCCCTGGGGTGGAATACAAGCTGCATAAGGGGGATTGGGTTTTTTACCTGCCGAATGGGTCTGAGATTTGGCTGGGGGGGTTGGATGATAAAGAGCGCACTGAAAAGATTTTGGGTAAGGAATTTGCGACGATTCTGTTGAATGAGTGTTCGCAGATTTCGTGGTCGGCGCGGAATCTGGCGCTGACGCGCTTGGCGCAGAAATGCGAGTATGAGTACAAGGGTCAGCGTGTGGTGTTGCCGCTGAAGATGTACTACGACTGCAACCCGCCGTCGAAGGCGCATTGGGCGTATCAGGTTTTCTACCAGAAGCGAGAGCCTGAGTCGAAGCAGCCGTTGCAGGACGCGCATATGTATGGGGTGGTGAAGATTAATCCTCGGGATAATGTGGAGAATCTGGCGGGGGATTACATACGCGAGTTGGAAAACCAGTCGGGCCGGATGAAGCGCCGATTCCTTGAAGGCGAATATGGGGAGGTTGCGCCGGGGGCGCTGTGGACGGAAGAACTGATTGATAAATACCGCACCGATGGTGATGAGGAATTGCCGGACATGCAGCGGATTGTAATTTCAGTTGACCCGTCTGGAGCGTCTGAGGAAGATAACAAAGAGAACGATGAGATTGGGATTGCCGTGGTTGGGCTTGGGGTGGACGGTCGGGCGTACATGCTGGAAGATTTGACCGTCAAGGGTGGGCCGCAGACATGGGGTGTTGTGGCGGTGAAGGCTTACGAACGCCACATGGCCGATATTATTGTTGGAGAGGCGAACTACGGCGGGGATATGGTTCGCTATGTAGTTGAGTCGGCGGCAGCTAAAGAAGGTGTGTCGGTTAAATTCAAGAAGATTACGGCATCGCGTGGGAAGGTGATTCGTGCGGAGCCGATTTCTGCGCTGCACGAGCAGGGGAAGATAAGGCTATGCGGTCGGTTTGTGGCGCTGGAAGAAGAACTGTGCGCGTTCACAACGACCGGATATGTTGGAGAGCGTTCGCCTAACCGTGCTGATGCGTTTGTATGGGGCGTGACTGAATTATTCCCCGGCGTGATTAAAGCCGAGAAGAAAAAAGCAGCGCAGGAGCGGCGTAATCGCGGCGGGGGTAATATGGGCGCTTATACGGCTACTTCGTGGATGGCATCGTGAATAAATACCCAAAGAACGCGCAGGAAGCCTTGGCGCACCTGAAGGCTCGCGGCATGGTGAGAACGATAATTTATGTGGCGTGTCAGGCCGCGTTCAGGGAAATGAAACATGGCCGATAATGGTATGGTAGGCGCGGCAGGCGTTGCCAACGGAACCTCGAAAGAGGATGCCAATATTCTTGCGACGGCAAAAAAGCGCCTGCAAATGGCGATGGAAGCTTACGACAATTCCCGCGATGACGAGTTGGACGACCTGAAATTTCTGGCTGGGTCGCCGGATAATCAGTGGCAGTGGCCGCAGGAAGTTTTGACTTCTCGCTCGACCGGGAACGGGTCAACCATTAATGCGCGGCCTACGCTGACGATCAATGTCCTGCCGCAGCATGTGTTGCAAATTACCAATCAGCAGAGACAGGACAGGCCGAGCGGGAAGGTTATTCCGGTCAATGATGGGGCATCCGTTGAGATTGCCGAAGTTTTTGAGGGGCTGGTACGGCACATCGAGTACATCAGCGACTCCGATGTTGTCTATAACACTGCCTGTCAGAATCAGGTTGGCTGTGGCGAAGGGTATTGGCGCTACATCACCGAGTACGACAATCCGTTGAGTTTCGATCAGGAAATCAGGCTGCAACGGATTGAGAATTTCTTTTCTGTTCATCTTGACCCGACTGCACAAGACCCATGCGGGTCAGATGCGCAGTGGTGCCTGATTTCGCAGGACTTGACGGAAGAAGAATTTGAGCATCAGTACCCCGATAAGACGCCGGTTACGCAGTGGGGGCCGCAGGCTGTTGGCGATCAGGGGATGCAGGCATGGCTTTCAACCAAATCCGTTCGTGTAGCTGAATATTTCTACATTGAAAGCAAGGAAGAAACGCTGCTTGAGTATGACGGGGGGGTGACTGCGCTGAAGGGCAGCAAGGAGCATGGGCTTGCGCAAGCTTATGGCATGGTTCCCAAACGCGAACGCAAGACTGAAATCAAGTCGGTCAAGTGGTGCAAGCTGAACGGTAATGAAATCCTTGAGAAAAAGGATTGGGCCGGGAAATACATTCCAGTTGTTCGCGTGTTGGGCAATAAGTACGAGGTTGAGGGGCGCGTTTATATCTCTGGCATTGTGAGAAATGCCAAAGATGCGCAACGGATGAAGAATTATTGGACTTCGCAAGAAGCGGAAATGCTTGCGTTGGCTCCAAAAGCGCCGTATGTCGGCGTTGCAGGGCAGTTTGAGGGGTTTGAAACGCAGTGGAAAACGGCAAACATTCAGAATTGGCCGTACCTTGAATATAACGCTGTTGTTGAGGGCGACCAGCTTGTTCCAGCGCCACAACGAGTAGCGCCACCGCTTCCTCAGAATGGGCTTATCCAGGCCAAAATGGGCGCTGGGGACGACATCAAGGCAACCACAGGCCAGTATGATGCTTCCCTTGGCATGTCACGCGGGGACGAGTCTGGGAAAGCCCTGTTTGCCAGAGAAAAGCAGTCTGATACCGGAACTTTCCATTTCCACGACAATTTTGGCGCATCGCTGCGCTATGGCACTCGGATTTTGATTGATCTGATTCCGAAAATTTACGATACGCCACGGATTGCTCGAATTATCGGGCTGGATGGGGACACTTCGCACGTTCAGTTGAATCCAGATCAGAAAGAAGCGGTTATTTCGATCAAGGATCAGAAAACTGGCGCGGCAATCAAAAAAATCTACAATCTGAACGTCGGTAAATATGACGTTGCTGTGTCCACCGGCCCCGGATACGCCACTCGCCGCCAAGAGGCGGTCGAAAATATGGGGTTGCTCATCCAGACCAGTCCAGAGCTATGGAAAATCGTTGGCGATCTGCTGGTGAAGAATATGGACTGGCCTGGTGCGCAGGAAATGTCCAAGCGCCTGCGTGCGACTGTCCCGCCAGAAATCCTTGAGGCAGGCGAAGGCGCTGAGGATACGCCTCGTGTTGCTGCGCTGAAGAAGCAGCTTGAGGAATCCTCGCAGATGAATCAGGCGATGCAGGGGATGCTGCAAAACATCCAGAAGTCCATCGAAGCGCAGCAGGCCGAGAATGAGAAAAACCGCGTGATGAACGAGCACTTCAAGGCTGATGTGGACGCCTACAACGCGAACACAACGCGGATCAAGGCGCTGCTTGATGCCTTGGCAAAATCCGCTGGGCCTGATGGAACAAATGCGGTATTGCAACAGACAATCAATCAAATTCTATCTTCTCCATCGCTTGAGGACGAGGAACCCCGCTCGCTTGAACGTGGAGAGCAGCACTTTCAACCCGTATCGCCTGAACAGGCGTCACTAGGAGTCATGTAATGCCGCTCGCACTAAACCCCTGCAAAGATGCTTCGTTTGCCGCGCAGACGACAACCTACACCGGAACTGCTGGCAGTCTGACTGGCTGGACGTATGGGCCAAATAAGGTATTAGTGTGGACAACCACGGATGCCTACATTTCTGTTGGCAATGGAGTTACGGCAACTACTGGTTCAACGCCAATCCCAGCCTATACGCCAGTTGAAATTATGGTTCCTGATCCTGCTGGGGCAGGGGCAAGCAAATGGCGCGTTTCTGCAATCCAGATTTCCGCTGGCGGGTCTGTCTACGCTAAACCAATGCAGGACTGATAATGCAAAACGGAATAGGCGTCAATATTGGCAACAGAGTGGCATTTATGCCGTCTGTTCGTCAGCCGTGGCAGTTGCCGTGGGTAACGCAATATTGGCAGGCCAATTATGGGATTTCGCAAGGAACGGCTACTGAGCGAGTTTCTGCATGGGCACCAATAAAAGGGTCTAATTCGCTGGCCCAAGCCACGGCGGCGGCGCAGCCGATCCTGTGCTTCTTGCCTGAAACTCGGATGCTGTTCAAGTCCGGATTCAAGCGGGTTAAGGATTCCTTGGATGGTGAGGATGTATTCCAGTGCGACGGAACCTATAAGCCCGTGCTTGCCAAGTGGACTACCCCGTTTGAAGGGAGTGCTGTTTGGTTCACGGCTCGCGGTTGCCTGCCTGTTGGGCTGACGCCAGAGCATAAGGTTTTGAGGGTGGATGGTCGGCGCATTCAACTCTACAACGACCGCAAAAACAGGTACGAGAACAAGCACGGCAAGCCATACGAGCCGGAGAACCGCAAGCGGAATAGGAACGGCGGGCGTGGATTCGTCCGTGACCTTAGAGCCCAATGGACTGACGCAGATAAGCTGAGGGTTGGCGACTATATGTTGCTGCCAAAGCCTGTTCTGCCAAGTGAGTATCAGACACTGAGCATTGCCAAGACGACCAGCAACTATTCAAACAAGACGGGTGACAGCTTCCTTTTTGATGAGGAAATGGCCTTTGTTCTTGGTTGGTGGCTTGCCGAGGGGCATTTCTCCAGGGACACCAAAAAACGCATTACCGGCCTTGTGTTCAGTCTTTGTGGCGACGAGCTGCACATTGCCAAGAAACTAGAGGAAATTCTGGAGCGGCGCATGAAGTGCAGTGCCAGCATCCAGAAGCCTAAAGGCAAGAACGCTTGCAGCCTCTATGTGACTGGAGCGGCCTTTGCCCGATGCGTAGAGAGCTTCTTCGGCTCGGGGGCGCATAACAAGCGCGTGCCTGACTTTGTTCTCAATTCCCCGGTTCCAGTGCTTCGTGAGTTCGTCAAGGCATACGCGAGTGGGGATGGCTGCATAGTCAGGAAGAAGGGCGTTCTCCTGCGTATTTCGACGGTTTCAGAGGCTGTCGTCGGCGGGATGATGCATGCCTTTATGAAGTTGGGTGTCCCGGCAACCATAAACCACCAAGTCAGGAAAGATGGGCGGGAGTGCTTCTACATCGGTGCGAATGGCGAGGACGTTGAAATACTACTCAATGGCGCGTCCCGCACAGAACGGACTCAGCGCAAGTGGTTTGATGACGAAAAGAACTTCTACGTCCCGATAACCAAGATTTGGCGCGAGCAATACAAAGGCGAAGTTTGGGACTTTACCAGCGACACCAAGACGCTCGGTGTGCCATTTGTGGTTCACAACTGTCCGTATGCGGGGGTGAATTACTTGTGGACTCCACCACACGCTGGCGCGTCCAACAACGCCACCAGTCCAGATGCGGCGGCCAATCAAATCGCAGGCGATATTGATATTCGCTACGACCTCGCTGCCATTGATTGGACGCCTGGGACCGAGGGAAATGTTTGCTCCAAATGGACTGGTAGCTGGTACATCAACGTGCGCACAGGCGGGGGTATAGCCTTCGGCGGAAATTACGCCACAAGTGGATCGGTTGTAGTCAACTCGTCTGCCGCCACAGGGTTCACAGATAACACGCGACATTGGATAAGGGTCACTCGCGTTAAGGCGACTGGCGCCGTGCGCTTTTTCTACTCCGATGACTATAACGCGGACACGCTTGCAGGGACGTGGACGGAAATTGGAACGGCTCAGACGGCTGCGGCCAATGAAAACCTACTCACATCCGGAATGTTGGCGACTGGCGAGTTAAACGGGGTAACGAACGGACTTCAGGCCAAGCGCTACCGCTGGCAGTTGTTCAACGGCATCGCCGGGACAAAGGTATTCGATGCCAACTTCACCGCCGTCCCCGAAGGCGCTACAACCTTCACCGAATCCAGTTCGAATGCTGCTACGGTGACGATCAACAGCACCGGCGCGAAGCCCGCGCAGATCGTGGGGAGTCAGCAGGTGCTGTTTGATGCGTCTGCTTTCTCTCTTAGTTCTGCAATTGACCTGAGCGGCTTGAATAAACTTACCGTGGTAGCCGTTATAAGAACTGCCCAGATTGGTTCGATTCAGCAAATCCTTGAGTACACCACAAATACTTCTGGTGCCAGCGGCTTTTCATTGCCGATCATAAATGGCACTCGAAAGATCAGCCCGACAAACGGGAAAACTGGAGCGGTGCTGAACCAGGCCGAGAGTACGGCAACATTTACCGATAACGCCTACTTCATTGCTGCTGCACGGTATGACAGGACGCTCGGGACGGCTCAACAGACGTTCCCGCAGATTAATCTCACCACAGGCAGCACACAAACTCTCAATGGTGATTCTGACGGCAACTATGCCAACAGCACGCTATATGTAGGGGCGCGAGCAGGCACATCGCTGTTCTTTGGCGGGCAGTTTAAATCACTGGCGTTGGTTAGCGACTTCCCCTCCCAAGCCCGCCTGAACCAGCTTATCCGCGCCATGGCCGCACAGAGCGGTGTGGCGTTATGACCTATGCGACTTTACGCCGCCTTTGGCTTATTGCTCTGCGGCTGCGCTGCACCGGACTACTGGTATCCAGACGCTTCGCAGTGCGGGACGGTGCAGCAGGTGGTGACAGTGCCGCACGATCAGTTGCAAAAGCTATGGAAGCAGAGCGGGACGGTGAGGTATGGGGCGTGGATTCAGCCATTGGGGTTGATCTTGCTGTCTGATGCCCTGACCAGCGATGAGAAAGCCTGTGTTCTGGCGCATGAGAGAAAACACGCCGAGTGCTGGAACCATGAGGTTTGGGCGCGGTATAGGATTGACTGCGGAAACTAGCACAAAACACTATGAAAAGTGAGTAATTACTGATTTAATAACCCGTACCGGCGCGGATACGCTATGAAAACTGATCGAAAAGATAAGGCAGCAACATTCTCTGGCAAGGCGTGCCGGCGTGATGTCGGCCATGCTGGCATAAGGTTTGTAAAAAGCGGTCGTTGCGTTCAGTGCAAGGCAAAGCTTCAAAGACTTTGGTACGAGAAAAACGGTGTTGGGCGCGACAAAAGCAAGTACGCGGCCAAGCACAGGGAAATATCGAAAGAGTGGCGCAAAAATAATATTGATAGGTGCAAGGAGTTAGACAAGGCTTGGCAACTTGCCAATAAAGACCGTCGGTTGGCGTCCGCAAAAGCCCATCATTCCCTTAGGAGTCGCGGCATTGGAAGCCAGCAGATAGCGAAGAAATTTATGTTGGAAACGACAAGGATTTACAAGAACAAACCAAGTGGGTCTCATGTTGACCACATTGTTCCTTTGCGTGGAAATGGCGTTTGTGGCCTTCACGTACCTTGGAATTTGCAATATCTTTCCGCCGAAGAAAATCTGCGGAAAGGCAATAGAGTGCAATAGTCCCTTACCGATAGGGCTTATCGGGGCAGCGTCGTGAAGATGCCGAAATCCTGAAAACAGGAGTTTTACATGCCTGATGATGATGTTGTAGCACCCTTGAATGACCTTGCGGCTGACGCCGCACCAGCAGCGGATGCTGCGCCTATCTCTGACGCTACGGCAGCGCCAGCAGATACCCCTTCTAGCGGGGACGATCAGCCGGGCGAGGACAAAGTAACCAAGACCTTCACACAAGAGGAATTGGATGAAATTGTCCAGAAGCGAATCGCCAAGGAGCAGCGAAAAGCACAGCGAGAAGTAGATCGGCGGGTAGCTGAGGCAATTGCCAAAGCTCAACCAGCCAAGGTAGCGCCTGCGCCTGTTGCCAATGATCGACCAAATCCTGAGAACTTCCAGACGACCGAAGATTATGTCGAGGCCGTTGCTGAGTGGAAGGCAGATCAGATTATTGAGCGAAAGGCCAAGGAGCGAGCAGAAGCCACCGCAGCGACGGAGCAGGAGCGGTATCAGCAGCAAGTCATGTCTGAGTATTCGGAACGGGAAGATACAGCCCGTGACAAGTATGCAGATTATGACGATGTTGTTGGCAACCAGAACTTGCCTATCAACGCGATCATGGCTGAAGCAATCCGCACATCCGACCAAGGGCCGGATATTGCGTATTACCTTGGAAGGCACCCCGACGAGGCCGCAAAGCTCGCTCGCATGTCGCCCATCCTGGCTGTAAAGGAATTGGGAAAGTTGGAGGCACGGCTTGCCGCCGAACCGCCTACGCCCACCAAAAGGTCATCTTCTGCACCAGCGCCGATTAATCCGGTAAAGCCTGCTGCTGGAGTTTCGTTCACCAACCTTGATGATCCGAAAGCTCTCAAGGCACTTGGCACAACGGGACTCATTAATGCTTGGCGAGCGGAGAAGGTTGCGAAAGCGCAGAAGGGTCGCTAACTCATTAATTAGGAAAGCAAATGTCAAATTCGATTCTTACCATAGACATGATTACCACGAAAGCTCAAGAGATTCTTGAGAACGAGTTGGTAGTCACCCGCAACGTCAACCGCCAGTACGATGATTCTTTTGCCGTCCAAGGTGCAAAGATCGGTACTACCTTGCGTATTCGCCTGCCTGACCGCGCTTTGGTCACGGACGGTGCTGCGCTGCAAGTTCAGGATGAAAACCAGCAGTACACCACGCTGACGGTTTCCAGCCAAAAGCATATCGGCATTAACTTCACCACTGCTGAAATGACCATGAAGTTGGATCAGTTCGCAGACTTGGTGCTGAAGCCGCGTATTTCGCAATTGGCTGCTTCGATTGATGCCGATGTGTGCAACGCATACAAAGACATCTTCCAGTCTGTTGGCACCCCTGGAACCACCCCGGCCACTTCGCTGGTTCTGTTGCAGGCGCAGCAAAAGCTGAATGAGTCTGCTGCAACGATGGGCGAGCGGTACGGCACTGTGAATCCGGCTGCTAACGCGGCGCTGGTTGAGGGCATGAAGGGCTTGTTCAACCCCGTTTCTCTGGTTTCCAGCCAGTTCAAGCGTGGCCTGATTACCGAGTCGATGCTTGGGTACGACGAGTTTGCCATGTCGCAATCTCTGCAAACCCATACGACTGGTGATTGGGGAACGACTATTACCAGCACTGGCACCCTGTCTACCCAAGGCCAAGCGACCCTGCCGATCAGCTTCACCGGCTCCAGCAAGACTTGGAAGCAAGGCGATGTGTTCACGATTGCCGATGTGTATGCCGTGAATCCGCAGACGCGCCAATCTACCGGCTCGCTGCAACAGTTTGTGGTGACTGCTGATACTTCTGGCTCGTCCACCGCAACGCTGGCAATTTCACCGGCCATCTACACTTCGGCTAATGCACTGGCAACCGTTGACTCATTCCCGCAAGCATCTGCCGCTATCACGATGTTGGGTTCTGCCGCAACGCAATATCCGCAAAACCTTGTGTACCAGAAGAATGCCATCACGTTTGCGACGGCTGACCTTCTGATGCCTCAAGGCGTGGACATGGCTTCGCGCCAAGTTCACAACGGTATCAGTATGCGGATTGTGCGTCAGTACGACATCAACAACGACCGTATGCCTTGCCGCCTTGATGTGCTGTACGGCTACTCAACGATCCGTCCTCCGATGGCCTGCCGTATTTGGGGCTAAGAGCGAATCACTGACAACGAATTGAAAGGAAACACATCATGGCACTTCCCGCATCTGGTGGTGGTTATCAAATTGGCGACGGCAATCTGGATGAAGTCCAGTTCAGCAATTGCCCCGTCCCGGCTACTGCTACCGACACTGCAACGCTGACTGTTGCACAACTTCTGAACGGCATCATTCTTGGAACTCCGACTTCGGCGGCAAACTACACGTTGCCGACTGTTGCGAACCTTGAGGCGTCGTTGGTTGATGCTGCAAAGACCGGCGTATTTTTTGACTTCACCATTGTCAATCTGGCGTCGAGCAACTACGACATTTCCGTTGTGACCAACACTGGCTGGACGGTCACTGGCGGCGGCGTTGTGGTTGTGCAAGAGCTTAGTTCTGCTCGCTTCCGCGCTCGCAAGACTGGCACGGCCACTTGGCAGCTTTATCGCATCGGCTAACCGGAAAGGGGCGGCTTCGGTCGCCCCAATTCCTGAAAGGAAAACAACATGGCAAATTCAAAACCTGTCGGGGTCGCATACAGCGATCCTGCACTGGTATCAGGAACAACCATTGATAGCGCAACAATTACCAGCCCGACAATTAGTGGCGCAACGATGGATGTTAACAGCTTGACAATGGGGACATCTGGCTCTCCAGAGTCAACGTCAACTGCCCAGAACTTTGCGGCCTTGTATGGGACTTCTTCGGCTACGACTGGCGATACCAGATTGATTTATAGCCGCCTTTCTTTTACAAGCACTGGCTCTGGCGAAACGCTTAGGGCGTTTTCTCAAGTAACCGGCGCAAATGGAGCAACTGGCGGAACGATTAATGGGGCGCACATTAGCTTGAGCATTAACGGCTCCGGCACTATTTCAGGGGCTGGGAATGCGCTTCGGGCTACGTTAGGTGGAACGTCAACGGCTCCAGGCGGAACTATCGCAGCAATTCAATGTGATAGCGATTTCGCTTCTGGGGGGTCGTGGACTGGCGCATCATTTATTCGATTCACTAACAGCGGAACGGGAACAGTAGCAAACCTGTTTGAAATCCCTACGGCAATGGTTGTTGCACAAGTTGCAGCGGATTCTACGCATACCATCAAAATCAAAGCGGCGAATGGCACTGCGTATTATCTGATGGCAACAAGCGTTGCTCCGTAACAGTGATTATCACTAAAGAATTTGTTGAGGCGGAGATTGCGGCCTTAAATGCTGAAATGGAGAATGCAAAAACATTTTTGATTAAGGCACAGGCCGCAGTCGATGTTCACAATATGCTTTTGAGAAAGCTGGAAACACCCGAACCAGTCTTAGATGATAAGGGTAATCAACAGGAGTAAAGCATGGGCGTCTACTACATGAAGCATCCGAAGCATGGCACCAAGGTAGCTACGCAAGAAGAAGAAGTCGAGCATGACAAAAAGCGTGGCTGGACGGAATACGAGCTTGATGCGCCTGTTCAAGCAGAACAGCCCGTAAGCAATACTTTGAGCGTTCCAAAGAAGGCTGAAGCGAGGGCTTAATCATGGCAACGGTTGGCGATCAAATTGACGGCGCACTAAGGCTTATCGGGCAGCTTGCCGAGGGGGAAGCGCCGTCTGCTGAAACGTCTGCTGATGCGCTGACCGCGTTTAACCAGATGCTCGATGCGTGGTCAATTGACCGCCTGAACGTATTTGCCACGAACGATCAATCCTTCACTTGGCCGACTCAAACGGCATCACAGACATTCGGGCCTACCGGAGCGGATCAAACAGGCACCAGACCTGTAGAAGTCTTGGACTCTACTTACTTCAAAGTCAATAACCTGTCTTACGGGTTGGCGATGATTAACGAAGAACAGTACAACGCGATTGCGCTGAAATCTTCGACTTCAACATGGCCGCAATTGTTGTGGGTGAACATGGGGATGCCAAATATCACCATGAAAATCTGGCCTGTCCCAACTGGCACGATTGAATTTCACCTGATTTCAGTGACGCAGCTTGTGCAGGCGGCATCGTTGGCAACAACGTTGACCATTCCCCCAGGCTATCTTCGCGCCTTCCGCTTCAATCTGGCATGTGAAATTGCGGCAGAGTTTGGGATTGATCCACCGTTGAAAGTTCAGCGGATTGCGGCATCGTCATTGCGCAGCGTAAAGCGGATCAACAACCCGAATGACTTGATGAGCATGCCAAGCAGATTGGTTACTAGCTCGCCTCGGTTCAATATCTTTACTGGGCAGCCGTACTGATGAACAGCGTGGCGACAGGATTGGATACCTGCTTGACTGGATTTCTACGCAGATCAGCTTCTTGCGATTTTGTGCGCCCTACGACATGCCACAAATTAGCATATGCCCAATTAGTGTGCATCCAACGTCGTATCAGATTCGGCTGCGCGCACCACGGCTATCCGCCGCCGCCCACGATGGCTAGAAGTTTCGCCGCCCACATATCCGAGTACCAGTCCGTATGGTTGCCGTTGCGGTTATCGCCGCACCGCGCCACGGAAGAATAATATGCGAACGCCCTTCCTTGGCCAAGCCTATGTCGCAAGGTCGCCAAACCTTGCCGACAATCGCTTGGTCAATATGTACCCAGAAGCCGTCCCAAACGACGCTGGCGGCAAGGACGTGGCCGGTTTCTTCCGCTGCCCCGGTGCAGAGGTTGAGGCAACGCTGACCGGACAGACAGGGCAAGATGTTCGCGGAACGTGGGTGCTGAAAGACTACTGTTTTGCCGTATGCGGGGACGGGTTTTTCAGGGTTACTAGCGCCTTTGCCATGACGTTGGTTGGCACTGTCACCGGATCGGGGAAGGTCAGCATGGATGACAACGGAACGCAGATTTTCATTGCCTGCAACCCGGATGGATATATCTATGACTACGATGCACAGACGCTTTCGCGCATCACAGACCCGGATTTTTTGGGTGCGGTTACGGTTGGCTATCTGGCTGGTTCGTTTCTCTATAATGTGCCGGATACGCAGATTGTTCAATATACGGCCATCACGGACGGAACGAGCATTGATGCGCTGGATTTCTTTTCCGTAGAAGGGGCACCGGACGAAGTTGTTGCGCTGCATGTTGACCACAACGAAGCGTGGATGTTCGGGGCGTGGACGATTGAGGTATTTGGCGCGACTGGTAGCACAGACAGCCCGTACCAGCGGATTCAAGGCGCGGTAATCGAGCAGGGATGCGCTGCGGCGTTTTCTATTGCCAAGCTGGACAATTCGCTTTTCTGGCTTGGACGAAACAAGCAAGGGCAGGGCGTAATATACCGCGCCAATGGTTACGTTCCGCAGCCTGTAAGCACTCGGGCTATTGAGTATGCGATTGCTCAATGGCCGTCACTGGATAATGCGGTAGCCTTTTCCTATGTCCAGGAGGGACACGGTTTCTATGTTCTGACTTCGCCGCCTGATGGGGACTGGCTTGGGCAGACATGGGCCTACGATGTGACTACCGGAATGTGGCACCAGAGGGCTTATCTTAACCCCGATGACGGTACGTTAGGGGCGATTCGTGGGCGCTGCCATGTGCTGTTTAACGGGCAGAACATCATTGGCGGAACATACGGCACAACGAATACCGGGAAGCTTGTTAGTTACTCTCTGGATATTGCAACGGATGCTGATGATACGCAATCATGGGTACGATCTTGGAGGGCGTTGCCAACGGGTCAAAACGACCTTACGCGGTCATTCCATCATCAATTGCAGATTGACGGGCAGACCGGCACTGGAACGGCTACGGGCGATGGGTCAAATCCTGTAGTGCAATTGCGCTGGTCGGATGACGGCGGCCATACTTGGTCAAACTACCATCAGCGCGAAGTGGGCATGATCGGAGCGACTCAGACGCGGGTTATTTTCCGTCGCCTTGGCTCCACAGAAAAACTGCGCGATAGGGTGTATGAACTGTCCGGTTCTGACCCTGTGCCGCTGATGTGGAATGGGGCTTTTCTTTCCGCAAGCGGATCAAGGCCGCAGACATGAGCATTCAGTCACCGTTCATTCCTGGGGCGCGAGTTGCATTCACAAATCCTGATGGAACCCTATCAAGGGCTGGGTATCTTTTTCTGCAAAATTTGATAAATCTTTCGCAGCCATCATCGGGCGTTAATGTTGACGATCTTGCAACGCAGATGCTTTTTTCAAATGATAACACTTCACAAGTAGAGTCATTGCAAGCGCAGATTGATGCGATGGTAAGTGAGGAAATGGATGTGGTTACGCCAATTTTCTCAACTACTGGAACAGTGCGCTATGTAAACGCAACAGCGCCTAGCGGAGTGCTTGGTGTTTCTGGAGTTCCATACCAGAACAGCGGGAATGTCGCTCTAGCTTGGTCAGGCACAAGCGGCGGAATACCCTATTTCTCTAGTGCAACTGCAATGGCGTCATCGGCGCTGCTGACAAATCATGGCGTTATTGTTGGCGGTGGCGCTGGTGCTGCGCCGGTCGCATTGGCTGTTGGAGCCAATAACACGTTTCTGAAAGGGTCAACGGGAGCCGATCCGGCTTTTGCAACAATAGTGCTTTCGTCTGCTGATTTTGCCAATCAGGGCACAACGACGACCCTGCTGCATGGAAATGCGGCGGGAAATCCTACTTGGGGTGCGGTTTCGCTAACGGCTGATGTATCTGGCACGCTACCTGTGACGAATGGGGGAACCGGATTAGCTACAGTTACGCAGGGAGACTTGGTATATGGCTCTGCGGCCAATACCTATTCTGCGCTGGCAAAAGACACAAATGCAACGCGCTATCTCTCGAATACTGGAACCTCAAATAATCCCGCGTGGGCGCAAGTTAATATTGCAAATGGGGTTACGGGGAATCTGCCTATTGCAAATCTCAATAGCGGAACAAGCGCGGGGGCGACAACCTACTGGCGCGGCGATGCTACGTGGGTTAACCCACTAACTGGCGGCATCAGCACAACTATCGCAACAGCGCCGCTGACTGGACTTGGCACGCCCGGCAGCATGACCTTTACAAACGGCCTGCTTACGGCCTCAACTCCGGCAACCTAATATGGCACAAACAGCAAAACGAATTATCAGCGGATCGGCCCTGACTGGATCGGCGGCTACGTATTACACCGCAGCAACCGGAATGACTACGGTTATCAAAAAGCTGGTGTTCTGCAATACGACAGCCGGAACGGTGAACGTCACGGTTTATCTGATTCCTTCTGGTGGAACTGCCGGAACGACAAACACGCTGACAACCAGCAAGTCCCTTGTGTCAAACGAAACATGGTCTTGCCCTGATGCAGAGAACATGGTGCTAGAACAAGGCGGGTTCATTCAGGCGCTTGGCGATGGCGTGACCATAATGGGCAGCGGAATCGAGGTCACATGATGGACTGGTACATTGACGTAGAAAACGGCGAGGGCAATGTCGGAAAACGTCCGTTCTCTGGGCAGCTCACGCCGGGAATGCGCGTGTTCAAACGCACGATGGACGGGGGTTCGGCTGATTACGAAGAATACATCGTCAATTCCAAAGGCGAGCCGTTCAAGCCGGACTATCGGTACATGCAGGGTGGGGCACGCTCTGAAATGCTCAATCCTGATACCGGCCAGTGGGAGCAGATGGTTCTGGACAACAACGCGAAAAGGCTTCCGCAAGGGTTTGCCGATTCGATGGGGTTGCAGTACCAGATCGCTCCGGGGAACGAATCTGGCGGCAGTTTGCTTGGGATGGCGCTAAAGGAATGGGGGCCGCCTGCCGCAATGATGGCCGGAGCCTATGGGTTGGGCAATGCGCTTGGGGCAGCCACAAACGCCCTTTCTGGTGGCACAACGGCAGCAGGAACGGCAGGGGCATTCCCCATGCCAGCGGCGGTAGAACCGGGATTCGTTGGTAGCGTTAAGAATATGCTGTCCTCCATTCCGTCCCCGACCAGTCTTTTTAGCTCGGGCGGCGGTTCTGGATCGGCAGGTACAGCAGCAGGAACGGCAGCAGGCACAGGAGCAGGAACTATGGCTGATATTGGAATGTGGGATGTTGTGAAGAATCTGGCGGGGCCAGCCGCGAATCTGGTTGGCGGCCTGCTCGGATCAAATGCCGCTGGGAATGCCGTGGATGCCCAAACCAAGGCTGGGCAGGACGCTAACGCCCTCCAATGGCAGATGTTCCAGCAGAACCAAGCCAATATGCAGCCGTGGCTACAGGCAGGCACCGGGGCCGTTAATCAGCTTGCGGCAGGCATCCAGCCTGGGGGCGCATTGGTGAAGCCGTTCAGCATGGCCGATTACCAAGCCGATCCCGGGTATGGGTTCAGGCTGTCTGAGGGCATGAAAGCCATCGAGCGATCTGCTGCGGCTCGCGGGAACCTGCTTTCTGGCGGCGTTTTGAAGGGGATCACCCGCTACGGGCAGGATCAGGCATCAAATGAGTACCAGAACGCCTATAACCGATACAACCAAGATCAGGGGAATGCCTATAACCGGCTAGCAGGGGTGGCTGGAACGGGGCAGAACGCGGTCAACCAGCTTTCCGGCATGGGGCAGTCAACCGCTCAGAATGTGGGAAATACCATGCAGGGGATTGGGAACGCTCGGGCATCAGGCTACATGGGCGAGGCAAACGCCTTGTCTGGGGGGCTGACTGGCGCTTACAATGCGTACCAGAGTGGGCAATTACTTAATTCGCTGATGAACAACAGAAATCCTGTGAATTATGGAAGCTATAACGTTGATCCTTATTCGGTTTCTGGCGAATACGGTGACAGGTAAGGAATAGCCATGCCACTTGATCCCAATATTGCAATGGGCTATCAGCAGCCGAAAATTGCTGATCCGATGTCACAATACGCCAATGTGCTGGCGATCCAGAACGCGCAGCAGCAGAACCAGCTTGGTGGGCTTCAGTACCAGAATGCGCTACGGGCGCAGCGGGAAGAAGAAGCGACACGCCAAGCGATTTCCGGCGCTGGTGGGGACTACGATAGGGCCGTCAATGCGCTGCTCTCAAAGGGTTTGTATAAGCCTGCTGGGGCTATTTCTAAGCAGCAGGCAGAACTGGCCAAGTCTAAGATTGATTTGGACAAGGCCAAAGCCGACACCTACGCCAAAAATCTTGAGATTTATGGCAACAGCATGGCTACCCTGCTTGCCAATCCGTCGCCGGATAATGTTGGATCAGTGCTGGAAAACCTGAAGGCGCAGGGAATCCCGTTCCATGCGCCTGTGCCTACCGTCCTGAATCAAGATGCGCTGATGCAGTGGGTGCGCTCCGGGGCTTCGGCTTCGGCGCATGGGCTGAATGCGATTCAAGCTTATAGCCCTGATGTTGTAATGACCGATCTTGGGGGTACTGTCCAGCCGGTTAACAAGAATATGATGGCGGGGCCAATTGGCGCACTGCCAAACGTCCCGGCGCTTGAAAAGACTCCAACAATTCCGACTGGCATGGTCAGAGACGCATCTGGAAAGCTAGTGTTTGACCCTAACTATATCGCTGGCCGCGTCCAAATCGCTAATGCTGGCAAAAATACAACCAACGTGAACATGCCAGCCCAGGAAAAGGCATTTGAGGTTGAACTTGGCAAGGAGCAAGCAAAGGAAATTGTTACTGGCCGCAAGGGGGCCGAGGACGCCAAGGAAATCATCAACACCGTCAACGTCGGCAAGCAACTTCTCAAGAGTGGCATCGTGTCGGGCTTCGGCGCGGAGTACATCACAAACTTTGGCAAGGCTCTCAATCAGGCTGGCATCAGTCTAGGCAATGATACGATTTCCAACACTGAAGCATTTGCCGCGAATATGGCGCAGAACGTCGGCAAGGTCATAAAACAGTTCGGCGCAGGAACCGGGCTGTCCAACGCTGACCGCGAGTACGCCGAGAAGATGGCTGGCGGCAAGATCACGCTGAACAAGGATTCAATCGAGAAAATCCTGAATCTGAACGACCGGGCGGCGCGGAACATCATCAAGTCCCACAACAACAAGGCCAAGGGCGTCAAGTCCAATATTCCCCTGACCGTGGACGAGCCTCCGGCGTACTCTGGCAGTTCGATTCAGGATCAAGCTGACGCGATCCTGAAAGGGGGCGGCTGATGGCCTCCGCAGAAGAATACGCAGCTTGGATTGTCAAGAACAAGGACAAGCGCGGCACGCCTGAGTTCGATACGGTGAGCAAGGCGTATGAGCTTTCCAAGTCGGAAACAGCCAAGCCATCCAAGCCGGAGGGCGGAATGCTCGTCGGCCTTGGCGAAACGGCCCTCGCACTCGGAACCGGGGCGATTGCTGCGCCCGCTGGCGGGATCGTGGGCACGCTGGCTGCGGCAACCCCGTTCCTGCGGGAAGGCATCGGCGCTGACCTGTCGCAGCGGATCGGGCAGGCAGGCACGTATCAGCCGCGCACGCAGTCCGGCGAGAACATAACAAAAACCATAGCCGCGCCATTTGAGTGGTTGGCTGGCAAGGCTGACACCGCTGGGCAGGCCGTAGCAGATGTGGCGGGGCCGCTGGCTGGGACTGCCACAAACACGGCGATCCAGTCCATACCGCTGGTGCTTGGGAAAATTATTCCAAAGGGCACAAAGGCCGCTCAAGCCGCAGATGAGGCAGCAAGGGCGCAAGCCAAGGTTGCAGGCTCCCTCACGGACGCAGGAACCGCGCAGGCAAAGGCGGCTGGCTATGTTTTGCCTCCAGCACAAGTCAATCCATCCATGACGAACAAACTGCTTCAGGGGCTTGTTAGCGAGGGCAAATTGCACAAAGCCGCGTCTTTGCGGAACCAGCCGGTTACGAACAAGTTGGTAAAAGAGGCATTTGGCATACCAGATGACATTCCGCTTTCGGCTGATGCGCTAGGGGAAATACGTCGCGCCGCAGGAGCGAACTACGATGCTGTACGAAACGTCGGGACTATCGTTGCAGATGAGACTTACATGGCCGCTTTGAAAGGCATTACTGCTGACGCAGAGCGCATCAAAGCCAATTTCCCTGATCGAGCAGAACCGCCAATCCTCAAAGAAGTGAAGTCTGTTGGCGTAGGCCAGTTTGACTCAGACGCGGCAATCCCCGTTATCAGGGACTTGCGCGAGCGAGCGGATTTGGCCTATAGAGGTGGCGAAAAGAAAATGGGCAGCGATTTTCGTGCCGTTGCCGATGCGATGGAGGATTTGATTGAGCGAAATCTGGTGACGAACAAGGCTCCCAAAGATGTAATCAAGAATTTCCGCGAGGCGCGTAAAACTATCGCTCAAACCTATACCGTAGAAAAGCATTTGGCAAACGATGGAAACGTGAACGCGGCTGGGCTGGCAAAGGAACTAAAAAAGAAACCGTTAGAAGGTGGGATAAAGACCGCAGCCGAGTTTGGGCAACAGTTTCCAAAAGCCGCACAACGCCCGGAAGCTATTGGCGGCATTGGCAGCATCAGTCCGACGTGGGCAGGGGCTTCTGCCATAGCATCGGCCATGACGCAGAATCCGGCTATGTTGGGCATCATGGCCGCCCCGCCCATTGGTCGCTCGCTTATGCTGTCTCGCCCATACCAAAACATGCTCGTTAATCCCCCGTCTTACGGGCCTTCCATGACGAACCGGCTTGGCAATCTCATTACCAGCGAGTCTGCGAATCAGTTGCTTAACATCGGCGGTATGGCGCAGGTAGATCGCTAATGGCAACTAAATACCTGGCCCCCTCCCCCAAGTTCCGCGCCACGGATCAGAACGGTGTGCCGCTGAGTGGCGGGTTTGTCTATGCTTATGCGGCAGGGACTACTACGTTAGGGGACACTTACTCCGATTCGTCGGGGACGCTTAACGACAGCCCTATCGTTTTGGACAGCCGGGGCGAGTGCGACCTGTTCCTGACGCAAGGGGTGAAGTACGATCTGCACGTTCAAAACTCGGCAGGAGTGCTGCAATTCACGGCTACGAGGGTGGCAGGAAGCGTAACGCCATCCTCGTACATGGCGACTCTGATGCAGCAAACGTCACTGTCCGGCACGTTCTCGGCAACCATCGGGCAGGGCGGGACATTTACTGCGACGCTGCAAATGGAAGATGCTGCGATCAATTACGCTGCCGATGTATCGCTTTACGGGACACCGACAACGGCCATCGGCGCGGCGGCATCGAACAATGTCACCATCAATAACCCGCCCACGCAGCTAACGTGGACAGCCAGAACCAGCGCCGAGGATAACCAGTGGCGCGGCATTGCTTGGTCGCCTTCGCTGGCACTATTTGCGGCGATAGCCCTTGATGGAACCAACAGGGTGATGACTTCCCCTAATGGCGTGACTTGGACTGCGCGATCTGCTGCGGCGGCGAATCAGTGGGATGCGATTGTATGGGCGGCGGAATTGAGCTTGTTCGTGGCGGTGTCCATCACCGGAACCGGAAACCGCGTAATGACTTCACCTGATGGAATTACATGGACTTCGCGCACAAGCTCCAATGATTATCAATGGGCGTGTATTGGATGGAACGGAACGCGACTTGTCTGTGGCGAGGTTAGCAGCGGAAGTGGCGATCAGGTAATGAGTTCAACTGATGGAATATCGTGGACAACCTACACGGTTGGCTTTTCGCAAATGTATATGACGGGCTGCGCGTATTCGTCATCGCTTGGGCTGTGGGCTGGATGCGGGTCGGCTGGACTTATCGGGACTTCTGTTGACGGCAATACTACATGGACGCAACGGGCCAACGACTCAGGCGGCGGGACGGTATGGCGGTCAATCTGCTGGTCGCCTGAACTTTCTTTATTTGTCGCCGTTGCCGATCTTGGAACGGTCAGAGTTAAGACTTCACCAGATGGCATTACATGGACAACCAGAGCAGCGGCTTCTACCGCGCCGTGGTTTAACGTGGTTTGGGCACCAGAGATAAGTTTGTTTATTTCAACAGCCTATGATGGTAGTGCAATGACATCATTGGATGGGGTTACTTGGACGCTGAACGCAACGCCGAACGGAAACTTTTGGCATGGGCTGGCATGGTCGCCTAGCCTGCTGTTGGCCGCTGCGGTCAGCCTTACCGGAACCGGCAATCGAGTAATGACAGGGGTAGGGGCATGACAAAATATCTGGCACCTTCGCCAAAATTTCAAGCTTTTGACGAGGCTGGCGCACCGCTGGCAGGCGGGAAGGTTTATACCTATCTCAGCGGTGGATCGACCCCGGCGACAACGTGGACGGATTCAACCGGAAACACCGCCAATACCAATCCTGTCACGCTGGATTCCAGAGGCGAGGCGAATATCTGGTTCACGCCGGGGACGGAATACCGGGTTACGGTGACGGACTCAACGGGCGGGGCAATCTACGGGCCGATAGACAACGTGGCTGGCTGCGTCACGCCTTCCGCCTACTTCGCAACTCTGATGCAATCGACCAGCGCATCACAGTTTGCAGGGGATATTTTCTCCGATGGCGGAACAGTAACCGGCACCATCATCATGTCGGGCGCAGCGGTAAATTTTGCAGCAGATGTAAACGTGGCCTCGGCCACAACGACAAACATTGGCGCAGCGGCGTCTAACAACGTAACGGTGACTGGCGTGGCTACTATAACTGCATTTGACAATGTGACAGCAGGGCTTCATCGCTGGGTTACTTTCTCCGGCGTGTTGACGCTGACCTACAACGCAACCAGCATGATCCTCCCGTCTGCCGCGAACATCACAACCGCAGCAGGCGATACGGCTTTGTTCAAATCGCTCGGGTCAGGTAACTGGAAATGCTTGGCCTATATCCGCGCAGATGGAACCGCGCTTGCCGGGTCAACGGCGGCAGCTTCTCAAGCGCAGATGGAGGCTGGCAGCAGCACTTCCGTAATGGTTACTCCGGGAAGGGCGCAGTACCATCAAAGTGCATGTAAGGCGTGGATGGTTTATAACGGCGCTACCGGCGCAGTCCTTGCGTCTTATAACTTCGCCGCACCAACCAAGAATGCAACAGGGGATTATTCCTTTTCCTTTACAACCGCCATGTCAAGCGGAAACTACTCTGTTGTGTTTGGTGGACTGACATGGGTCAATGCCAATCAATCAATGATTCCAAGTATCTACAACGGCACAACGCCATCGACAACAGGATTCAGAGTGGAATGCAATGCTGTTGGGGGAGCGGTTATTCAGATGCCGGCAGATTGCACAAGGTTGTGCATAGCGGTGTATGGCGACCAATAAAAAGGAACAAAAATGGCTGAGGATCGTAGATCAGACCTTGAATCAAGAGAGAGGATTGCTGTGTTAGAGACTCAGATGCAGGCCATGCTCAAGCAACATGAACAAATGGCGAGAGACATAAAAGTTATCCTTGCCACATTATCCGAAGCCAAGGGCGGCTGGAGAATGCTGCTACTTGTTGGGGGGTCTGGCGGGATTGTGGGCGCGTTTCTGACAAAATGGATCGGCACTGTTACGGCGGTGATTCGGTGAGAGTAACCGATGCCGCCCTGCTGATCCTGGCGCTGATGGTGGCGTGGTCGATTTACAGGGCCAACCGCGATCCTGGGAATACGTTTAACTTCCTCGATCTGCTGATGGAGAACGGGCGCATATCGAAGCTGGCCTGTGTGTTCCTTGGCAGCTTCATTGTGACCTCGTGGGTAATGATCCGGCTGACCTTTGACGGCAAGATGACGGAGCTACTTTTTGCCGCCTACGGTGCCTTGTGGATAACTCCGATTACCGCTAAATTGTTCTCGTTGCCACCAAAGGATCAGTGATGGCCCGCCTAGCAAGCTTAACGCCGAATCAAGCCGCTTTCCTTGACATGCTGGCCCACAGCGAGGGAACGCCACGGTACGGCCAGGATGACGGTTATAACGTGCTTGTCGGGGGCGGTTTATTCGACTCATACGCCGCTCACCCGCAGATTGTGGTTCAGGTGCGTCCAGGCCTCAGATCGAGCGCAGCGGGGCGCTATCAGCTTCTAGGGCGGTATTACGAGCATTACCGGAACCAGCTTGGGTTACGAGATTTCTCCCCGGAGTCTCAGGATGCTATTGCAATGCAGCAAATCAGGGAATGCGGGGCTATTCCTCTTATAAAAGATGGGCGCTTTGACGATGCGATCCACGCCTGCCGGAACATTTGGGCATCGCTTCCGGGAGCGGGATACGGGCAACATGAGAACAAGGCGAGCGACCTTCGGGTTGCTTATATCAACGCTGGTGGAACGATAGGATGACATTCTATGGAAACCTTGTTTGCGCGGCTCTTGTCGGCCTTATCGCTATTTCGTCGTATATTGCTGGCGACCGTAACAGGGCAAAAATCGACGCCGGAGAGCAAGCCCAGCGCGACCTCAAAGCCGCCACGGAAGCGCAAGCCGCTTACAAATCTCTCTCTGAGCAGTACCGAGCTAAAGAGCAGGCCCAAGCGCAAGCGTTCGCCGCAGTATCGGCGCAGTACCAAAAACGGATAGCCAACAATGAAACCCAGCGCCTTGCTGACCTTACTGCTGTTGAGTCTCGCGCTCTCGTCTTGCGCGACCCAAACGCCGATCCTAAAGCCTGTGGAAATCAAGCCGCCTCAACTACCCCCGGTGCCAGCGGAAGTAATGGTGCCAAGGGAGCCGACCTTCCGGCAAAGACTGCTGGATTTCTTCTCGGCCTAGCGAACGAGGCTGATGCCGTGGTTGGGCAGCTTACGGCGTGTCAGGCGATTCTGCGCTCCGAGAGACAGTAGCCGCGCCCTGCATCAGCAGCAGCGCCATAATGCCAGCCCATGCACCAATCATGAAGGCTGGAAGCAGCATCCAGGCGTTAATCATCATTCGCACTCCCTTAGCTTGCGGTCACAGATAACGCAGTGCCGCGCATGTTGGACTTCCTTGGCGTACTGAAGGTTGACGGTCTTTCCGCACAGTGACTCGCCCATGTGCTTGTCGATGCGCTGGACGTAGTGCGCCTTGCCGTTCTCGCTGGATATGGGGAGAAGCCAGCCGGAGATCATGGCTTGCCCTCGGCCTCGCTGGCGCTGAGAGCGTCCAGCGGTACACACGGAACGTCGCGCCACTCGCCCATTCGCATAGGAGGCTGCCCGTCTTTCCCCCATGAACCAAACGGCTCCATGCAGCGGTATTGCAGAATTTTCACTATCTTTCCAATGCCGTTTCCATGTTCGGGCGCATCAACCGCTTTTTCCACAAATCTGAGTTCCATTTTCATCCTCTCGGTGTCGGGGGGGCTAGGCGGTTTTCTTCTGGCGCTTGGTGAGCGTGATTGTCTGCGGCACTGCTTCTGTGGCATGCAGGGACAGGCCAAGATGGTCAAGAATGCGCTCCACTACGCTACGGACTGAAATAACAGGGCGTGTATCGTGGTGCATCCCTAGACTATAGGGATATGGAAGCCGATCGCCAACAACAAAATCTTTCGTTTTGCCATCAAGTACATATATCTTTTCGCGCAATTGCTCCACCATATTTTCCAAGTTTTCAATGCGTGCATCCCTCAATGTATTACCGAACATAATTATCTCCCGTCATGGTTGGTTTATTTATGCCCCTGCCCCTTCAGCCTGGGCGCGTAGCTTGTCGTGCAGATCGGCGCATTCCTGAGAAAATTCAGCAATACGAGGCTCTAGTATCTTGCCGATCCAATCTTCGGCCCTTTCAATGCGCTTCACAAACATATTCAGCGGCTCTGGCAGGCGGTCATCGTATGAAATGAAGTCCCAATACTTGCGGCCCGTAATCCACATCA